TAACAAACTTCCTATATCACAGTTTCCGGTAGATAAGAAGATGCAAGATAAATCTGGCGTACTTGTTGTATGGGAAAGACCTGTTAAAAATCCTTCATTTGGGATGTACTATGCATCTGTTGACCCCGTGTCAGAAGGTAAAACAACTACATCAGATTCACTTTGTAGTATCTTTGTTTACAAGAGTGCTGTAGAAGTTACAAGAGAAACTCCTGATGGATATGAATCCTTTATTGAAAAGGACAAAATTGTAGCAGCTTGGTGTGGTAGATATGATGACGTTAACAAGACACATGAGCAACTGGAGAAAATCATTGAATGGTATAATGCCTGGACTGTTGTGGAAAACAACATCTCTTTGTTTATTCAGTACATGATCTCTAGAAGAAAGCAGAGATACTTGGTACCAAAGCAACAGATATTGTTCCTAAAAGACCTTGGTTCAAATGCAACAGTGTATCAAGAATATGGCTGGAAGAATACCGGCATACTATTTAAAAGCCACCTCATCTCTTATGCTATTGAGTTCTTAAGAGAAGAGACTGACACTGAATTAGATAATCATGGAAATATTATTAGTACCACATTAGGTATTGAAAGGATTCCAGATCCTATGTTACTAAAAGAAATGCTGGCATACCAACCTGGTGTCAACGTTGACCGTTTGGTAGCATTCTCAGCATTAGTTGCATTTGCTAAAATCCAACAGTCAAATAGAGGATTTACCAAAAGAAAAGAAGAAGATGCAACAAAGAATTTGCAAAATCAAAATAATTTGTATAAATTAAAGTATAGTCCGTTTAAAAACTTGGAACGCAATAAAACTATAAGTTCAGGTAGACAAGGGAGATCTGCTTTTAAAAACTTTAAATAATGAAGGTATATAACGCATTGGATTTAAAGAAAGGTGCAAAGGGAGAGGGGTATCCAACTACCGCTAGTCTCACCCAGCCCATTCAATTCCTATCTGCAAAGGAAAAGGATGATGATTGGGCAGCCTGGAATATTGATTGGTTAGAGCTTCAAGGAATGGAGTTTTTAAGATTAAATGCTAGAAAACTCTTAAAAAACTACAAACTTGCAAAAGGTATAATTGATAAAACAGACTACATTGTAGCAGATGATAATGACTATGCTCAGATGATTGATGTCTTAACCAAAGAGGATCAATCAGCATTAGAGCTTAAGTTTTATCCTATCATTCCTAACGTGGTTAATGTACTATGTGGGGAGTTCTCTAAAAGATACAATAAGATTCAGTTTAGAGCGGTAGATGATCTATCCTATAATGAAATGCTTGAGCAAAAAAGAATCCAAGTAGAGCAGAATCTGCTTGCTGATGCTGAAGCAAAGTTAATTGCTAGAATGATTGAGATGGGTATGGACCCAAATAGTGAAGAAGCTCAACAGCAATTGGCACCTGAAAATATTAAATCCCTACCTGAAATTGAAGACTTCTTTAGAAAGGATTATAGATCTTTAGTAGAAGAATGGGCAGCTCACCAATACAATGTGGATGAGGAAAGATTCAAGATGGCAGAACTTGAAGAACGTGGTTTCCGTGATATGCTTATTACTGACCGTGAGTTCTGGCATTTCAGAATGTTAGAGGATGATTATGAGGTTGAACTTTGGAACCCTGTTCTAACTTTCTATCATAAGTCTCCTGATTCAAGATATATCTCTGAAGGTAACTTTGTTGGAAAACTTGACTTAATGACTGTATCAGATGTAATTGATAAGTACGGTTATTTAATGACAGAGGAACAATTACATTCATTACAAAATATTTATCCTGCAAAATCAGCACTATACCAAGTTAACGGTTACCAGAATGATGGTGCTTACTATGATCCAAGTAGATCACATGAATGGAATACTAATATGCCAGGATTGGATTACAGAAGATTTGTAAGTAACTGGTCTAATGATCCAGCCAGAGGTGGTGATATTGTAAGTGCAATCTTAAGTGAAAGTGATGATGTATTAAATTGGGGTCAAGGTTATTTGATGAGAGTTTGTACAGTTTACTGGAAGACTCAAAGAAAAGTGGGTCATTTAACAAAGATTACTGAAGAAGGTGAAATCATTCAAGAAATTATTGATGAAACTTTTAAAGTAACTGAAAAACCAATTTATGATACATCAGTATTTAAAAACAAAACAAAAGAGACTCTTCTCCAAGGTGAACACATTGATTGGATTTGGATTAATGAAGTATGGGGCGGAGTTAAGGTTGGTCCAAACTTACCTGCTTTCTGGAGATCAAACATTAGTAATAATATTAATCCCATTTACGTAGGAGTTAATAGAACTAAACCTGGAAGGATTCCTTTCCAGTTTAAAGGTTCACAAACATTATATGGCTGTAAATTACCAGTAGAAGGTAGAGTATTCTCTGATAGAAATACTAAGTCAACTTCTCTTGTAGATTTAATGAAAGCATACCAGGTTGGATACAACATGGTAAATAATCAAATTGCAGACATCTTGGTAGATGAATTGGGTACTGTTATCATGTTTGATCAGAACGCATTACCTAGACATTCTATGGGTGAAGATTGGGGTAAAGGAAACTATGCTAAAGCATACGTTGCCATGAAGGATTTCCAAATGCTTCCTTTAGATACATCTATCACTAATACAGAAAATGCTACTAATTTCAACCATTACCAAGTTCTAAACATGGAACAAAGTAATAGATTGATGGGTAGAATTAATTTAGCTAATTACTTTAAGCAACAGTGTTTTGATGCAATTGGTGTTAATCCTCAGAGACTTGGTGCTCCAATGGGTCAAGAAACTGCAACAGGAGTTACTCAAGCATTGAATCAATCTTATGCTCAAACAGAGATTTACTTTAATCAGCACTCTGATTATCTAATGCCTAGAGTTCACCAAATGAGAACTGACTTAGCTCAGTACTATCAAAGTAGAAATCCAAGTGTAAGATTAAGTTATATTACAACTGAAGCTGAGAAGGTTAACTTTACTATTAATGGTACAGATCTCTTATTAAGAGACTTTAATATTTTTGCAACAACTAAAACTAACCATAGAGCTATTCTTGATCAATTAAAGCAATTAGCTCTTACAAATAATACTACCGGTGCGTCAATCTTTGATCTTGGAAATATTGTTAAAGCTGATTCAATTGCTGAAATCACCGATATCCTCAAGGGTGCGGAGCAGAAGCAAATGGCTATGAGAGAGCAAGAAATGCAAACTCAAAGACAAATGCAAGAGCAAGCTCTTCAGGCAAAAGCTCAAGAAGAACAAATGAAACTTCAGTTTGAAGCTCAAGAAAATGATAAGGATAGACAAAATGAAATTCTTGTAGCAGAAATCAGAGCTGCCGGCTATGGATCTGGTGTGGATATCAATCAAAATATGATGTCAGATTATAGAGATGCAATGAATGATATTAGAAAAACTACTGAATATCAAGAGCAAATGAATCTAAAACGTGAGCAAAATGCTATCACAAATAGTATGACTCAGAAGAAACTTGATGTGGAAAGAGATAGATTAGCAACTCAAAGAGATATTGCAAATACTCAGCTTGAAATTGCTAGAGAGAATAAGAATAAGTATGATTCAAAAGGCAGATCTGATAAGAAAGAAAAATAATTTTAAACTTATGTGAAAAATATATTTTAGTGATAGCTATATACTGCAGAAAATGTAGGGGTATCACAAAATATTATAGGTTTAACTCAAATATTCTTTCTATATTGTATATGTAAAACCAACAAAACAAATAATATGAGTACACAATCAGTAGAAACAAAAGTGGAAAAGGTTGACATTAACCTTGATGAACTGTTTGAAGGAGCAGCTTCTGCAAGTAGTGTTACCATTCCATCTGAAAGTGACAAGAAAAAATCAGAACCAAAAACGGTGAATATTTTTTCTAAAGAGAAACCAGTAGATTTTTCTTTCACTGATCCAGATTCAGATGATGATTCTGATGAAGGTGAAGAAGATGATAAAACAGGTGCCCCGGCAAAACAACCAACAGCCACTTCAAAACAAGAATCCTCTGATCTTTTAGATTCACTTATTGATAATGATGATGAAGAAGAAAAGGTAGAAACAAGAGGAAGAAAAAAGATTGAAGGTATTTCAGATGTATTTCAAAAGCTTATCAAAGAAGAAAAGATTGTTCCTTTTGAAGATGATAAGAGTTTAGATGAATACACTGCAAAAGATTGGGAAGAGTTAATTGAGGCTAACTTAGAAGAAAGAGCTAATCAAGTAAGAAGAGAAACTCCTAAACAATTTTTTGATGCATTACCTCAAGAACTTCAGATTGCTGCACGTTATGTAGCTAATGGAGGAACTGATTTAAAAAGCCTTTTTGCAACTTTATCACAAGCTGAGGAAACTAGAGACTTGGATATTAAAAATGAGAGAGATCAGGAATTAATTATCCGTGATTATCTAAAAGCTACAGGCTATGGATCAGCTGAAGAGATTGAAGAAGAAATTGAGATTTGGAAAGATCTTGGTAAACTAGAGGCTCAGGCATCTAAGTTTAAACCAAAATTGGATAAGATGCAAGAACAAGTTGTTGCTAGAAAACTTGAAGAACAAGAAATGAGAAGAAAGCAACAAGAGCAAGCATCACAACAATATATGCAGAACGTGTATGAAACATTGAAAGATGGTTCATTAGGTGATGTAAAGATTGATAGAAAGACACAAAACATGTTGTATAACGGTCTTGTGCAACCTAACTATCCATCTGTAAGTGGTAGAAATACAAACTTACTTGGACATTTGTTAGAGAAGTATCAGTTTGTAGAACCTAATTACACGTTGATTTCTGAAGCCCTGTGGTTGCTTTCTGATCCTGATGGATATAAAGCACGTATCATGGAAAAAGGTTCTCAGAAAGCTGTAGAATCTACAGTAAGAAAACTGAAGACAGAACAAGCAAATAGTGGCGGAAGTTCTCTTGGTGTAGAAAAGGTTGAAGAATCTGAAAGATCTATCAGCAAAAGAAAAATACAAAGACCTAATAATATTTTTAAACGCTTTTAACAACAACAATTAATAATTAACAACTAAACACAATCAATTATGGCAACTCCTGTTTTAAACAATGGAATTTTCCTGAGAGACACTAGCTACAAAGCCAGTTCTCACGTAGATTCTTATCACCTAACTCAAATGTTGGGTAGTGCTGAACCCATGGATATGGGTCCAGTAGACTTGTGGGCTATGACTCAAAAAGTTGAAATGCCCCTTTATCAAATGGCTTCTTTTGGTGGTAAAAATACCATCATGGTTGACAATGCACGTGGTGAGTACAAATGGCAAACGCCAATTGCTCAAGACCTTCCTTTTGTAGTTGTGGATCTTGATCCTCAAAACTCTAGCAAAGGTATTGACGGTACTACTTTCACTATCAAATTGTCTAAGAGAGCTTTTGGTCATGGTGATATCATCACTTATGACAAGTACAACGGTTTAGAATTGTACATTACAGCTTCTGATATCATCCCTGCTGGTGATGGTTTCATCTACACTGTACAATTGGTGAACAACAACAAC